AGAAATTCGACCACATTGGTTGTTTTCTTGGCAGAATGAAGCGTAATCGGACCGATTAAGCCGTGACGACCTTGATATTGCTCGGCCAAATCATCAGCCAAATCAATAATCTTGCCATAAAATGAGCCCAAAGCCTTATGTTTGGCGTAAGAGCGTGTGTTTAAATGCACGGAATGCGTGACATCCCGCGCCAAAAACAAATGCCCGATCAAATCAGCGCAGCTCATTGCTCAATCCCCGGTAAAGCCTGTGCCGACGGCATGTTTGGCACGATGTCGCCCATGTCGATTGCCGCAGCGATGGTTCCCTGCACGATGTCCTGTATCTGTTCAGGCGTCATGGCCGGCTGCGTGACTTGAATACGCTTCGTCTCGGCTTCGTAAGCCTTGATCTGGCTGTTCTGTTCGTCAATCGCCAGCTTTTGCATGTCATAGGACTGCTGAAGCTGCTGGATCAGCGCCGTCGTCTGCTCCATCTGGTTCGCCATATCATTCATCTGAGCGCGCATCATCTGCGCTTCCGGCGACTCGTCAGTTTTTTCCAGAACCTTCGGGTCCAGAATACGAGCGAACCGCGCCGCCATTTCCTGCGCGCCCGGCCAATCCATGTTCTTGATGAACAGATCGCCCGCCACAGACCAGAGCTGCGGATTTGACTGCAAGATCATGGACATGCCGTCCATGGCTTCCTGCCGCTTGGTCATGTAGCTAGGGCCGGTCGTGACCATTACATCGTAAAGACCGACGTTCGGGTTATAAATCTTGTCGATTGTCTCGCCCGTGATCGGGTCCTTAATGACGCGCACGGCTTCCGGTTGCGTCGGATTGATCTTCACCATTCCGATCTCGCCGTCGATACCTACAATGCGAGCCACCCGCTGTGTGTCGTAAATCTTCGGGATAAGGTCAACCAACTGCCGCGTGATGTATCGAACCGCACGGCTCATGTTGTCTACATAGTGAAACGTAGACGTGTCGCCTTGCCGCTCCCGTGCCAGAATAGCGCGACCCGTTCGTTCGTTGCTGGTAGCGCCAATAGAACTGTCGTATTGACCCGTGGTCGCTTTGATGTCTTCGCCTGCGCCCATCTTGGCTTGGATAAGCCCAGTTTGGGCCATCGGCGGCTGAGCGCGTTCCGGTAGTGGGAGAGTATTACCAGCCCCGTCGGTGACATCCGGGTTAACCTCCAAATACGGCCAGTTGTTCGTATTGGCCGTTTTCCATTGCATTTCATACCCTTCGAACTGGCCGCCGTAGCCGATGAAGGGGGCTTTCGGGGCCAGCGCCAGCATTTCTGCCTCTTGGCTAACCCAGTAATTATACATGCGCTGCGCGTCTTTCGCGTTGCGCACCAGACCGCTGATGTAGAGCTGCCCGTCTACCTCGAATTCGTTGCCGATGACGCGCACGACCGGTATGTTCTTACCCGCCCAGTCGCGTTCCTCCAGCACCTCATAGCCGTTCGTCTTCAGCCACTTGACCTGCCGGCGGTCGCTCTCGCGCGAGCGCAGCGGCTTGCCATAGGCGGCCTTCAGCCGACGGTCCTCGGGCGTGCCGTCGAACGCCGTGATGTTATCTGGGTAAAGATTAAGCGTGTGCTTCTTCTCTTCAACGTAGAAATATTCAGCGATGCGGATGGTTTCCTGGCTCATCCACATACTGAGCATCTGGTCGCCCACGCCCTGCGCCATCATTGTCGAGATGGGCGTCGCGTCGGGGTAAAGCCGCTCATATTCCTTCTTGGGAACGTCTTCCGTGATGAAGCAATACCGCGCGTCCGAGCCGCACGGATCCTCGATCATCGGGTCCATATAGACCGAGAAGCTGTTACGAACGCGGACGATCTTGATGTCCTGATCGAAGCTGTCCTCGCGGCAATACTCGGTAATCAGCCGGATATAGCCCTCGCCGTATGTGACTTGGTTGTCGCAGGCCGTATCATAGGCCACGTCGGCGTCGGACAGATATTCGATGTGCTTGATGATGCCGTCGAACACCTCGGCCACGGCCGGATCGGCGTTCTCGTCAGCCGGGATGACCTTGCCCTGCGGCCGGTTCTGACGCTGCTCGTTGGTCACGAGCCGAACGTGCTGCGGCAGCTTGTTGATGGTCAGGCACGGCCGCGCGTTGATCGTCTGACCCTGCACTGCGCCCCTGGTCGCCAGCACGTCAGCCGGCCACTGCCACTGGTTGTCGGGCGAGCCCGCCATAAACCGCAGATCGTCCAGCTCATCTTCACGGGTGTCGCTATAGGCGGCTTGAGCCACCGTAAAGCGATGGCGCATGGTGGCAAGCCGTTCGTCGCCTTCATCGGCGCTGGCGACCTTCCCTGCGTCTCTTACGTCACTTGCAGCCACTTGACTTGCCTTTCTTGGCCGCAGCCTTGCGCTTTACGTCGTAGGCGATGGCAAGTGCCTGTTTCTGAGGCTTGCCAGCGGCCATCTCAGCTTTGATGTTCTTGCGAAACGCGCCCTTGCTGCTGCTCTTGACCAGAGGCATTACGTCACCTGTGTTACGGTTACAATTATGGATGGCGTCTCAGGCCGCGCCGGGTTGGTCCCCGCCGCGGCATTATACTTAGCCCGGCCCTTGGCCGTCAGGCCAGCGCCTTGCTTGGTCGGCAGCTTCTCGCCGCGGCCAACCGCGAGGGATACGGACTTCTTAACCATTAAGAGGCCATCCAGCCAGAGGAAATAGCGCCGCTAGCATACGCCGTGCGCGGCCTATTGTCTACGCGGGCCTCTCTGTGCGCTACGGGGAAAGCGAAAGTAATGGCTATCGCGTCTGCGGCGTCGGGGCTGGCGAGTCCACGGGCTTTCATATCTTTCTTGCTCTCCAGAAAGATCGTCCCCTTCGAGTCCGGCTTCATCATCGGTCCCGTCAGGTCGCTCCTCAGAAACCGGTCCTTCGGTATGCTGGCCGTCTTCAGCCATTCCTTCATCGCCCCCCACATCTCAGCGCGCTTGTTCCCATACATCAGCGGCTTGATGCTCTTATTACCGAAGTTGACGCCTCTGATCCTATACCGCTGCTCTTTCAGCCGGTCGACGACGCCCGCTCCCAGACCACCTTCATCGATCACCACAAGCTGCGGACTGAACTCAGTTATAACGTCGATTACCCGGCCGACCACTTCCATAGTGTCATCGCCGCGGAACCGCCGGATGGACAGGATGTCCCTCCCTTGGCGTATAGCGATCACCGTCGCATCCGCCCCGAACCGCGCCGGGTCCACCCCCACGACAATCGGTGCCGATGGGTCCTTAGACGGCGCTCGCGCCATGGCTTCGTCAACGAGCAAGGTTCCGATGAACTGATCGTCGGAGGCGTTGGGGAACTCACCGTAGACCTCGACGTGGGCGGCGCTGGAGTCGGGTCCGTATTCGTCAATGATCTGCTGGTAAACGGCCTTGTCAGTTCCTTCCACACTTCGGGCGTCGACAGTCTTGGTTCGCCAGAACTCTCGCTTGCTGTTGAAGCACTCATAGAAGTAGCCGCTGTTACGGCGAGGGTTGCTGAAAGCAAGCCAAAAACGATTAGGCGTGTTCTCTGTGAAGAAACCACTAGCCACTGACCATATGCCATCGTCGATACCACTCGCCTCGTCGAACACCAGCATGACGCCGGCGAAGTTGTGGACGCCCGCGTAGGCGTCGGGGTTCTCGGCCGACCACAAGCGCCCCTCAACGCCCCAGTAGCGCGTGCCCAGCTTCAAGTCGCGCTCTACCAGCTCAGCAATCCACTTGGCCGGCAGCACGCGGGTGGCTGATACCTCGAACCAATGGCTGTTCAACGCCATGCTCAGCCACTTGGTGATCTCGGCCCAGGTGACGCTGCGGAGCTGCGCCTCGCTGTTGGCCGACACGATGGTCGTGGACCCGATCCGGGTCGTCAGCATCCAGATGACCAGCCAAGAGACTAAAGCAGACTTACCGATGCCGCGGCCCGAACTGGTCGCCATTCGGAACGTATTAAAGTCCACCTGACCGTTGTTCGCCCGTATGTGGTCCCGCAGCTCGGTCAGCACCTCGCGCTGCCACTTGCGCGGCCCTTGGTGATGCTCCAGCGGCGTGCCGGGCTTACCCCAAGGAAACGCCATCCTCACGAACGTCAGTGGGTCGTCCTTGACCTGCGACGCCCAAAGCGTCGCCATGAGCTTCTGTTCGTCCGTCGCTGAGAAGATCGGCGCTTGCATCCAGAACTATCCCTTCGATCACCCGCTGTTTCGCCTCTTCCAGCGCCGCGGTAATAGATATGGTCTGATTAACCTCAACCTGCACGGACTGCGGCGCGGTCCATTTATGGGCATACTTCAGCATGTCCATAGCGGCCTTGGTGTCGCCGCTGCGGGCTGCGTCCATCATAATGCCCGCCAGCTCAGCCTCGCCGTCAGCGCGGCCGCGCTGCTCGAAATGCTCTGCGATAGGGTCGAGCTGCACAAGCGTCCGATACTCGTGTGGCGTGAGCCCCGCCGCCAACGCCAGCGAGTCACCCTTCAGACCTTTCTTGGCCGATTCATAGATGCGCGTCAGCACGGCCTCAGTGGCCTTTATAACGCGCGGCTCGTAAGGGAGAGAGTCAAACATACTTTGTTATAGCACTTTTTTAAAAAATTTCTTGCTGACGCTGCGTATTTTTAAAAATAAAAAATTTTGCGTAATGCCTGCGTATTTTTACAAGGAGATCCCTCGGCCCAGCCCCCCCCGTCATGCGCGACTGCCACGCTTACGCACGGTTGCGTGCGCTGCGGCTTGGTCCATGCTTGTTACATTATAACATTACATCACTTGTGCGTAAGTGCCCAACCTCTTGGTAGTCTACCAAGACGCCAACACGGTTGCGTTTTAGGTAAGCCTCAAATCGCATAACAAACGCGAGCGCAACCATAGTTTTGGTAGGCTACCAAAGTGCAAAGATTGCACACCTACCCAAAACCTACCCGCCTACCAGCGCAAAAGAGGGTGCGGTAGGCGAAAGTAGGCGGTTTATGCGGTTTTAGACCGTCTACGAAAACGCGCCACAGTTTTACTATTATATTAGCATATTCTAATATATTACTTTTCAACCTTTTTTTATTTGTAATACAGCATATTTAGCATAACGCCTTGATATCAGGGCGCCTCCGTTGTTTCTTCCGCCACCTAACAAAAGCCTATTGACTTGCCTCTTCCTTGTGCCTATACTACACAAATCAACAACGGAGACAGTCCAATGCTAACAACCCTCGAAGCCCTGCAAACATTCGCCGCGTGCGGTCTGATCGCCGCGATCGTCGCCGCTATCGTCACGCCCTGACATGCGCGTTCTCATAGCCTGTGAATTCAGCGGCGTTGTCCGTGACGCATTCACACAACGCGGGCACGTCGCCCTGTCCTGTGACCTGTTGGCGAGCGAATCGCCGGGATTGCATCATCAAGGCGACGTGCGGGACGTGCTGCATGACGGCTGGGATTTGATGATAGCTCACCCGCCATGCACTCACCTAGCGGTATCAGGCGCGCGTTGGTTTAAAGACAAGCAAAAGGAGCAAGAAGAGGCCTTGGCGTTTGTGCGCCTGCTATTGGATGCGCCGATAAAGCGCATCGCGTTGGAAAACCCTGTGAGCATTATATCCTCGCGAATCCGCAAACCCGATCAAATCATACAACCTTGGCAATTCGGGCATGGTGAAACGAAAGCGACATGCCTTTGGCTAAAGAACCTGCCGAAGCTGCGGCCGACGAACATCGTCGAGGGGCGCGAAGCGCGAGTACACAAAATGCCACCAAGCGAGAATCGGTGGAAAGAACGTAGTCGAACCTATCAGGGCGTCGCGGACGCCATGGCCACACAATGGGGATAGAAATGGAACTGGAATACATCATCACGCTACACCGTGACGGCGCGCAAATCTTCCGTGCGCGCGTCCCGGCCAAACAGTGTGGGGACCGCTTGGGCGGTCTGGTGGGCGACTACCACAACGGTCTGCCCTATCAGCCCGATCCTGACGTTATCCTGCTAAAGCTCCCGCACGCCTACCGTAAGGCGTTCGAACGCTCGCTAGGATGGTGGCAGGCTCACTTCCCAGGCTCACGCCCGGTCCCGCTAAAATGCGAGCTGACCAGCACCAAAGGCTACGGGATAGGCGTGCTGTTCGCCACGCCCGACTGGCCGGTTGTGTAATATCGGCATATACTGTAACAAACACACAAAGGAGAAAGTAAAATGGACGATAGATTGAAAGAAACCGGCCGCAGCGCGTATGCGGCTATCGAGGAAATGGTTGACGCGCTCAACGTCGACTATGATCGGCTTATGGAGCTTCGAGAGGAGCGCCAAGCGTTGCTCGACATGATTGCGGACGCTGAATCGCACGAGAAAGCCGACGCGCGCGCCGAGCTTGCCCAGTGGGACGAAGAGAACAAAGACGAACTGGACGAACTAAGCGCCGACGCCGGAGAGTGTGTAAGCTTGGAAGAGGCGCAAACGCGAATCCAGGAAGACGCGCTATTAATCGAAGTCCGCAGCGGGTGGTGCGCGCTGGGCGACACGCTAGAGGCGGGGGAATTTAGCATTCTGATAGCCACGGGAGGACCGGCCGTGTGGATTCGCGGCGAGCTAGACGACAACCGCGAGCCTTCCCGCGCATGGTTAGAGGTTCAGGACTGGGGGACGCCTTGGACGCGCTACTATGACGCCTCGCAAGAGGTGCTGCTCGCCTATGCGCGTTGTTTCTGTTTCGGAGAGTAAACGTGACAACATACAAGCCAATGCCGATAGCCGTGGCGCTACGCCAGCGCCGCAAGCAGCTACGGCTGTCACAAGCCGTAGTAGCAGAGAAGGCCGGTTACAACGCCAATGCCATATGGGCGTGGGAAACCGGTTACTGTAAACCGTCAATCCCGCGCCTAGTGGACTGGTGCGGGGCTCTGGGGCTCGAACTAACAGTAAAGGTGAAAGATGGATAACCCCCGCGAAATCTTGAGCGACTCACTCGTGAAGCAAGTCTCCCGCTTGCGGGCAGACTTGGAAGCAGAACGCGCTTGGAAACGAGCGAACATCATCATCGCAGAGCAACTGGTCGACATTACGAAAGAGCTAAACGAGCTAAAGCTAAAGTATTACGATGCCGAACGACGCTTGCGGCTTAAAGACGAATTGATTCGCAAGCTCAC